GCAACATCGCTGTCGGCAAGCGGCGCATCAACCAGGGTGTCGCTCCCCAGCAGGGCGCTCAGACCCAGGTGCGCGAGACCTGCGCCATGTACGAATCGCGTTCGCACATGGACGAGGCTCTTTACAACCTCGCCAACGCCAAAGAAGGCGGCGGCAACAAGGCCCGCTACAACGCCGACATGCAGCACGTCAAGGGCCAGGCAGAGAGCTTTTTCGCCGATCTCATCTATGGCGACGAATCCAGCGACCCCGACGAATTCAATGGCCTGGCTACCCGCTTCGCCACCCCGTCGACCACCATCAACACTCAGGGCTTCCAGATGGTGAGCGGTGGCGGCACTGGCTCCACCAATACCAGCATCTTCGGTCTCGTCCTGGGCGACTACTGCTATGGCATCCACAAGGCCGGCTGCCCGGTCGGCATCCAGATGGTGGACAACGGCAAGCAGGAAATCTACGACAGCACCACGGGTGGCCGCGTGACCAAGTACGAGACGGTCCACCGTCTCGATGCCGGATTGGCCATTGCCGACTACCATGCTGCCGGTCGCATCTGCAACATCGATGTCAGTTTGCTGAGCAAGAGCGCCACCAGCGGCGCCGACCTCGACAACCTGATGCAGCGCCTGATCGCCCGCCTCGACCTTGGCCTCGGCCAGCCGGTCTTGTGGGTCCCCTTCGTCATCGAATCGTTCTTGCGTCAGCAGTTGAGTAACAAGGCAAACAACAACCTGACCTGGGACTTCATCGAAGAGGAAGACCGCCGCGTGATGATGTACGGCGGCATCCCGATCCGTCGTGTTGACGCGATCCTGTCGACCGAAGGCACCGTGAGCGGCACCTTCTCGGCTGGCTGATGATTGAAGCCCCTGCAGCATTCGCTCAGGGGCACACTGACCACTCTACCATATGAAAGGGCCGCATCATGGCCATCAATGACATCGATCTGACCTTCAGCGACGCGCAGGCCATCACCACGGCTGCCGCCACTCCTTCAACCAACATCGTGGATCTCGTCTCCGCTGGCGTTTTCGTTGACCAAGACGTGGAGTTTTGCGCCCGCGTTAATACCACCTGCACCAGCGATGGCAGCGCAACCGTCACCTGCACCCTGCAGATGGACAACGATGCTGCTTTCGGCAGCCCGACCACGGTCCAGGCGTCCAGCGCCATCGCCGTGGCCTCGCTCGTTGGCGGTTACACGTTCCTCAACATCCGGCTGCCCGTGTCGTCGCTGGAGCGCTATCTGCGCGTGTTGTGGACCGTTGCCGTTGCCGATCTGACAGCCGGCAAGTTCGACGCCCAGCTTAACGGCGGCATGTCCGTCGGCGCTGTGGTCTGATAGAAACCAGGGGGGAGAGATATCATGCAGATTCTTTGTGCGACAACGTGTTGGCTCAACCTCGATGGGACAAGGTTCCGTCGCTACATTGCCGGCACCCGCTATTCCGTTGCCGATAGCGCGATCATCCCCCCTGCCCTGTTTGACATCCTGGATGGCCCCCAGCCCGTTCCCACCCCGCCGCCTGTCTCAATTCCCGAACCGCCTGCGGTTGTGGAGGTCGTCAATAACGGCCCCACACAAGAGCAATCGGCGCAGTCCGCGATTGATGCACAGCCGGTGGCAGTGCTAGACGGGCTGGGGGCAGCCCATGCCAAGGGATTGGCAGCCGAGGGCATCTATCTTGTTGGCGACCTCCGCAAAGCCCTTGCCGATCCCGACACCGTCCAGCGTCTCTTGCAATCTGAGCATCTTCACGTTGGGCGCAAAACTATCGACGCCTTTCGCGCGATGCTATAACAACCAACCACGAAAGGCTATGCCATGACTATCGTTTACGGCGAAGAAGTCGCCGCCCCGATGATGAGCACGCTTCGGCTCAAGCTCAACGCCAAGGAAGCCCCGGCTTCCTTCACCTTCACTCCTGCGGCAGGCGCCGCGAACGTCTGTGATGTCACCATCCAGGCCGTCGACGCAGACGGCGCAGACCTGGCCGGCGTCTACATGCTAGACGTGTTCCTATCTGACGCTGCTACCGGCCTCGGGCTGACTGCTACCAGCGCCAGCGGCACCGTGACAGCCAAGAGCGCGAGCGGCGCGGTTGTCGGCACTTACACCGCCAAAAAGGCACTGCGCGTGCAGACCCTGGCTGACGGCTCGTTTGTGCTGGAGATCACCGACACGGCGAAAACTGAGTTTTACGTGGCTGCCACCTTGCCCACCGTCGGGCTTCCGGTCGTTTCTGCCGTGCTGGCGACCGCCGACTACGGCTGATGATCCACTGGCGGCATCTGGGAACACCGACTAGATGCCGCCATCACACACCTGCCAGGATCGGGGAAGCTCATGCATCAGGCGCCAGCGCCTTTCGAGATCGCGCTCAACCCGTATCTTGACCTTGGGCACAATGCGTGGACCCAAGACATCAAGTTTGGCCGCAATGCCGCCGTAGGGACCGCCGCGTTTGAGCCCATTTGGAGCAATTCCGGCGCATATACACCGCTAACAGCAGCGGCATCGCTGGAACTGGTCTCTGACAGTGCGCAGGATGCCACTGGCGGCACCGGAGCGACGCGCATTGCCGTCACCTACATCGATGCCAACATGGACGAACAAACGGCCTATGTGACGCCCAACGGCACAACCGCCGTTGATATTGCAAGCGGATACGCCTGCAACCGCGCCTTTGCCGTTTCCGCTGGCTCGTCAAACAGCAACGTCGGAAACATCACGATCCGCGTCAAAACCGCTGGCACCGTTGTCGCCCATATCCCAGCCGGCGAAGGGCAGACCCTGCAGGCCATCGTTCGCGTTCCTCGCAATCACATCTGCATCGTCGACGGATATCGCATTTCCATAGACGCTACCCAAGTCGTCAACTTCCGTGGGCGCGTGCGTCTCGGAGTGAATCCAGAGACCGGCCTATCCCTCAGCGGTGGCCTCGGACCGGCCAGAACCGCCGTCTATCACGATGGCATCACCGGACAATACAGCGTATCGCCTCGCAATTGGCGCGTCATGCCAGAGGGATCACTGCTGTGGGGCGAGGCCCAGGCGACGGTTGGTTCTGCCGTTGTGTCATGTGACTTCGATTACTTTTTCCTGCGCATCAAATAACAGGGGCACACCATGACCGTTCAACTTCTCACCGCCGCAGACGCAGACGGCTCAAGCGGCACCTTTGCCCTCAATGGCAGCGTATCGGTTGTCGTTTCTGGCACCTGGAACGGCGCCACCATCACCACGCAAGTGTCGCCAGACGGCGGCACAACGTGGGTGGCAGCAGGTTCAACCACGACATTCACCGCCAACGGGCATGCAGTGCTTGAGGGATACGGCCTCATCGGTCGACTCACCATCTCAAGCGCCGGCACGACCGAACTCAACGCCTGGATCGGCTACTAGCCAATGGTCTGGATGCGTGGACAAGAGGCGGTACGCAGCGCGAACGCGATCCTAGGACGCGATCCGCTGCCAGCCGGCACGATCCCATCCGTGACCGGGCGCTTCATCACGGGCTCGCCACTACGCGTGGACGACAAGGGCGACATCGTTCTTGCAGACAAGCGCACCGCCAAGCTCGGCAAGCTGATAACCAAGACGGCCACGATTGACGAACTCACCGTCACCGCGCCGAACACGTCGGTCCTCTATAGCGCCGCTGGCATTATATCTGGCTCTAGCCTTGTCACCATCACCGCCCTAACCGGCACGCTCACCGCCAAAGTACTGCAGGGCGGCGCAACAGCAAAGCTCTACGACACTGGTGGCAGCCCCGCTCTGCTATTTGATAGCGGTGACTGGATCCACTACGTAGGCGACGAATATCTCTTCAAAATCGGCTCCGACACCAAGGCCAAGATCAGTGCATCCGGCCTAACTGTCGCCGCCATCCTCGACCCCGCATCAAGCGGCATCAACGTCGACGGTGTGACGCTCAAGGATGGCGGGGTAAGCGCCAACGACCTGCGCGCAACAGGCCCCCTGTCAACGCTAACAGCAAACAGCATTCAGATCGACCGAGACGGCACCGTAGGGCAGCGCATCCTGTCCGTTGGCCCAGACGGCTCAACATATGGAACGCTGACGTTTGACATCTGTGCTAGCGATGGCAGCCCGTATTACTCCGCTATGAGGATAAATGCCACCGGAGCCCTCATCGTCGGCACCGACCCCGGCGGGACTGAGCTTTTGCGGGTTGGTGGCGGCGGGCTCGTCGGTGGCGTGGTGCTCAAGGATGCTAGGGTTACAGCAACGAATGGGCTATTTGCAGACTCGTCTGCGTATGTGTTTGCGGACACCGCTGGCGGCATCGTCTATTTCAACGCGGACGCAAACGACTTCATAGCATATGCGCGCAGTACAAATAGGTGGGGCCTCTATATCGGTGGCGCCGAGAAGGTGGCTATCGACTCTAGCGGTGCCCTCATCGTCGGCACCGACCCCGGCGGAACTGAGCTGCTGCGGGTTGGAGGCACGGCAAGGTTCGGCGGGAAAATCACCACCGTTTCAGCAGTCCCGGCTAGTTTCGCAGACCTCGCCGCAGTCCGCACATGGTTAGCAGCACAGTTCGCATAGGAGACGTAAAATGTCACGAACCTACACCCCAACTAAAAGCCCAGGCGACACCCGCACCCGCTGCCGTTACCTCGGCATCTGGAACCCGCTCAACGCCACGCCGCGCATCGACATCTTAGAGCAGGAAGTCGTACGGCTCGCAGACGGCGAAGTAGTGCTCAAAGATACCAATGGGCTTTCCGCTGGTCTTGACGGCTCTGTGTTTGCGCTGCGTGATCCGACCACTGATGCGCCATTGGCCAGCGAAGTCTGCGCAGGCATCGCCGCCGCGATTACGGCAGGCCAAGCAACCGATGCCATGACCATGGTGCTCGTCTATTCGTGGACGCGATACCAACAGGAACAGCGGGATAATATGCCGCAACAGGAGCCCCAAGCATGAGTAACCAGCCACTGACAAGCCAACCACTCATCGAACTGGCCAACGCAGCCGGCCAAGCATGCGACATGTCCGGCGCTGTCGGTCTCGCCGCCGTTCCGCGCTATGCCCAGATTGCCCAGCATTTGCAGAAGCTGCTTGATGAGGCTGCCGAGCAGGCTGGCGAATTGGACCAACTCAAGCATGTCGTTGCTCGCATGCAGGAGCAGGCGGATGCGCAGGATGCGGAAATCCAGCGACTAAAGAAGCTAAAGGCGGTGAAGAATGCCTGAGCAGGATGCCACCACCCGCGTCATCGCTCGCGCGGATGCCCTGGTCGCCAAGCGCACCGGCCTGTTCATTCGCTGGTCGGCCATCCTTGGCGCGATTGTCGTCTGTCTCGGGGCCGCTGGCCGATACGCCGATGCGCGGTGGACGGCATGCGAGCAGTCGCAGCGGGCGCGCGGCGATGCAGTCAGGGCAGCCTGCGACCGGACGCTTGTCCTGGAGCAGCAGATGGCTGCAGCGCAGAGAACCGCCGACGAGCGTCACAGCGATCTCAAGGTGCAGCTTTCCCAAATACAAGCCCAACTAGCGCAGATTCAGATTGACCTGCGCAGGCATCCATGATGCGACTCGCCACGCTTTTATGCTGCCTCACGTTCGCCGGATGCATTGGGCGCATGCCAGACGTGCAGCCTGCAGTTGATGCAGTGGGGAACACGCCCGCTACGACGGCTCAATCAGGCGACGATACCGATCTGGCAGCCCTGCGAGCGGCACGCGATGAACTTGCCGGGCAACTTGCTGCAGCAGAGCAGCGCGTCGCATCTGCCGAACGCTCCAGGGACGAGGAGCGACGCGAAGGCCAGCGTAGGTTGCTCGCTTGGGCGTCAGGCCTGGCCATCCTCGGCGCCCTCATCTGCGGCGCCTTGGCCGTGTTTCTGCCCATCATGCGAGCCCGCCTTGCTGCCGGCGCTGTTGCCTGCGGCGTGGTGCTCATCCTTGCCCAGACCATCGCCCAGGCCCTGCCGTGGCTGCCGATCATCGGCGTTGTCCTGGCCATCCTAGCCCTTGCGTCTGGGCTCCTGCTGGCCCTTCGCGCCTTAGGGCACGCGACTGGCCTAGCCGACCGGCTCAAGGGAACGGCGGCGCTCACCGCCAAGGAAGCCACCGCCGACATCCTTAACGCTGCCCGCTGGAGCCAGAGCGCGGCAGGCGTGCGAGGCATCATCCAGAGAGCCCGCAAGGTTCCACGTAGAACAAAGGAGACCACATGACCGTCACCAAGCTCGGCATTTGGCAGACAGCACTGGCCATGGTTTCCGACGTGACCATTGCCGACACGACCACGGCAAACACTCAGCAGCGGCTGCTGACCCTTCTCTGGCCCGGCGTTCGCACCCGTTGCCTAACGGCCTCAACCTGGAGCTTTGCAACCACCATCGCCACACTGGCGGTTACCAGCGGAACCCCTGACGACTTCGCCTTTGAGTATGAACTGCCGGATGACTTCCTTGTCGCCATCGAAATCCCGATGACCGTCACAGGCGGCAGCGTGGCATTCTACCCCTACGAGCGCGGACGGATGAGCCTGCGGGCACCATTCGTGACCCGCGACCGCGGCGGCACCATGTACCTCTACACCGACGTGCAGGATGCCACCCTACGCTACATCAAGGATACAGCCGAAACCTTCACCAATTGGCCGCAGCCATTTGCCGACTATGCCGCCGCCAAGCTCGCAAGCATTATCGCTGTGCCTCTCGGCGCAGGCGATGGTCGCCGCACCATGGCCGACCGCATTGCCCAGCAGTTCTACGCTGAGATGCGCTCATACGATGCCCGCACCCAGCTTGGCGAGATGCCAACCCAGAGTCGCTATGCATCGGGAAGGGGCTGATTGTGGAATTGCCCAAGCTCACCTTTTCGTCTGGCGTTCTCGACCCAGCCCTGCAGGGGCGCGTTGACAGCGGGCTATACGCTGCTGGCATGGCAACGGCGACGAACATGCACGTTCTGCCCCAAGGTGGAGCATGGAATCGGCCAGGGACAAAGTACATTGGCGACGTGACCAGGTTAAATCTCGAAAGCACCGTCTACTGTATCCCGTTTGTCTACTCGGTAGACCAGTCATACCTGTTGGTATTCGTCAACGCCCGTATGTACGTCATCAAAAATGGCGCCTTTGTGCAATCGGGTGGCGCAGATTATTACTTGAGCATGCCGCCTCCAAGCGGTCTAAGCGCCGCCTTTCTGACCGGCATCCGTTGGGCGCAAATCGCAGACGAGCTTTATATCGTCAACGATACGTTGCCGCCAAAGCGCATCACCCGCGTTGCCGATGATAATTGGACCTATGAAACGGTAGGGTATGGCGAAGCAACGCCGCTGGACAACGGGCCGACAACTGGTCTCTACTCCACGAACTACACATCGAGCACGTCAACAAATACCTACAACGCAGAACTGCAGATCAACCTTGTCCGAGACGGCTACGAGAGCCGCTTCGGCGGGGCCACAAGCGTGGCCGAACGAGCGCTCACCGTTCCATGGGAGGCCGGCGATGACATCGTAGGCATCATATGGCAAAGCCCAGGTTTTGACCTATCGGTCACACCAGTTGTGGGCGGGTGGGTGCTATCGCCGGTCAAGTCTGGTGCCGGCATTAATGCCTACTACCTACAGCACGGCAGCGCTTATATGACAAACCCGTCAGAACCTGACGCGATCTTTGTCTACAAGAAGGCAACGACGTCCACGAACTCAGCGATGAAAGAGGCGACAGCGCTCAACACTTTGACAGCAGGATCGGCAGATTTTGGCTGGATCTACGACGACTTCGATTCGCTCGGCTATGACACCGTGTATATGGTCTTTCCATCTGGCACAACGCCGATGACGCAAACCGATTGGGATTATCCGGTATTTAGCTACAACGGGCAGTCATGGCGCGTCTATGCCGCCCTTGGCGGACAAGATGCCGCAGGCCTCATTGCAGAAACCGTTATTCCCATTGTGGAGCTATCCGGCGACTTCGTTCCGCAATATGGATCGCAGCCCTATGTTGACGATAAGCCAGTAGGGCAGGACGCCAATAATTGGCCCAAGGCCGTATGCTTCCAGGCACAGCGTGCATGGTATGGAGGCTTCCCTGGATCGCCTAACCGCGTCAACGCGAGCAGAATCGGGAACCTTGATGGGTTCGGGTATCACACCCCGCTGCAAGATGATAACGCCATAGAGGCAACCATCGCCTCAACCCAGGTCAACGGCATCAGGCATATGGTGCCATGGGGCAACGATGTGCTCGTCTTCACCGATGGCGCTATCTGGCGTGCCTATGGCGTCGGCGGAATCATCAGCCCGACAACACTTGCCTTCGACCGCGTGTGTGACGCATGGATAGGCGAGGCAGCACCGATTTATGTCGGTGAGAGGTTGTTATTTGCTGATCGCGTCGGGCGCATCATGGAACTTGCCCAGGGCAGCAACCTGGCAGCCGCACCCATTGACCGCACCTTGCATGCAGCCCATCTATTCCGTGGCAAAACGGTACGGATCATGTGCTATCAGAACAGCCCAGAGCGCACCCTGTGGTGCGCGATGTCTGATGGCAGCATCAACGTTTGCACCATCGTCCCAGAGTTCGAAGTATGGGCATGGAGCCAGCACACCGTTGGCGGAACAGCGGCGCAATGCGTTTCGCTTGGATGCATCAAAGAGGGGGCTAGGGACATCGTTTACCTAGCCAAGATGCAAACCGTCAACGGCACCGTGAAAACCTACATCGAGCAGGTGCAGGACCGCTACATTGACGACATCGACGAGGCATGGTTCCTTGACTGCGCAGTGGTCGCAACAGGTAGCGTAAGCAGCGTGAGCGGGCTTGACCATCTGGAAGGCGAAACCGTCGCAGCCCTAGCGGATACGACCGTCCTAACTGGCCTAACCGTGGCCAGCGGCGCGGTGACACTGACCGGTGGGCCATACGCCCGCGTAGTAGTCGGTAGGCCCTACACAGCGACCATGGAGACCCTGGCAATCAACGCCCCAGACGGCAGCATCTTCGGCGTCTACAAGAATGTTGCCGCCGTCCGCATTCGTTTGCGTGATTCACGTGCCTTTGTTGCCGGCAATGACGCGACCGTAGCTGATGAGATCGCCTTGCCAGAATACGGTCCCTTGGCCCTAGACGCCACGACTGGCCTAGCCACTGGCGTTTGGCGGCAGTTGTGCGATCGTGCATGGAAGCGCAACGGGGGGCTCACATTCCAGCAGGCTAAACCCCTGCCCATGACCATCGATGCAGTCATCCCAGAGTTTGAGACTGAGGCAAGGTAGCAACAAAGGAGCCCATGATGCTAGGCGAGATCATCGCAGTTACACAGCTTATCGGCGGCGGTCTCCAGGTCTACGGAGGCCTTGAAGAAGCCGAGGCGAACAAGAAGGCAGGGCGATACAATGCCGCGATTCTGCGCGAACGTGCTGCCGACGTTGATGCCATCATCAAGGATGTCGGCGTCGTTGGCGCTCAGCAGATGGTCGACCTCATCGGGCAGCGCAACAAGCAGATGGGCGCAGGCCGCGCAGGTTTTGCGGCGGGCAATGTCGTTGTAGCTCATGGCTCCGCATCGCGCTGGGAAATCGGGCTCAAGGGCATGACAGCCCAAGACGCCAACCGACTGCGTGCCAACATCGGAAAAAGCGTCGAACAGCTACGCAGCCAGCAGCGATCCCTTGAACAACATGCTGTCTTCGAGGAATGGCGCGGCGAGACGGGGGCCACGGCTGCTTATATCGGCACCGTCGGCACGGCGCTAGGCGCAGCGACCAACTTTGCCGCCACGATCAACCGCGCTAACGGAGGCTAACCATGCCGCTTGTCCCCGAAATCTCCCCCGGCGTCTCGGAGCAGGTGCGCGGCGCCAGCGCGGAGCAGCCGCGCATCAGCGTGGAAGACCTCACCCGCGAATCTCGCGCCCTTGCCCAGCTTGGCGGTGTGGTGCAGCAGACCGCGCAGTATGCCGCTACCCTGCTGGGGCGTAAGCGGGTGGCCGAGGCAAAAGAGGCCGTCATTAAGTATGAGGCAGGCATTGAAAATCTGTTGATCGGATACCAGAACATTGAGGGCATGAACGCCAAGGATCTGCCTCAGACCTACGAAGGAGATGAGCGCAAGCTGCGCGACAGCCTGACCGCCAGCATGAGCGGCGAGCAGCGCAAAGTCTTCGATGAGCACGCCCTGCCGACCATGCTTTCCGGCCAGAACAGGGCCACCAGGCACGCCACGACGCAAGTCATAAAGGCCGAAGACGATGCAGACATAGCGGCTATCCAGCTTGCCCAGATCAACGCGGCCAAGGCCCCCGATCCGACCGACCGGGCTCGCTACCTCACCAAGATGGAGGCCGGGATCTCAGAGCGCGCCAAGCGGCACGGGTGGGACAAGGCGCAAACGCTTGTCGAATACACCAATGCCGCCCGTGAAGTATGGGGCGCCCAGGTCGATATGGCCATCACTGACCGCAATTGGAAAGCTGCGGCATCAAACCTAGCCCAAGGCGCCCCGTGGCTCGACCCCAAGCAGGTGAGCACGGCACAACGGCAGATATTCGCCGGGCAACGTGTCGACCGCATAGCATCCAGCGCCGATGCCGTGTGGTCCATGCACAAGAGCGACCAACCTGCAGCCATCGAAGCGGCGCGAGCGATGGACCCAGAGATTCGCAGTGATGTCGAAAGGATTATCCTTGATCGCTTCGAGATCCAAGAGCGGCAAGATAAGGAGGTCTTGCGGCAGGATACGGCAACACGTCTGCAACAAATCATGTTCGCGGGCACCTACGAGGAAGCCGCCGGCATCGCCCTGAGCAGCCCTGACCCCATGGTTGCGGATGACTTGATGGGCAAGGCTAAAGAGTACCACGCCGTTGCCAAAACCAGTCCCACGCCAACGGTGCGCACGGCAGCGCAAACAGAGCGGGCCATATACGACATCGGCAGCGGTGCCTATGATGGCCCAGACGGAGAGCAGCGTATCGTCGGCGATGCCCTGGCGGCAGGGCTCATCCCGTCGCAGGTATCGTCGGTCATGCATACCTACTATGAGCGGAAGGCCGCACAGGAGGAAGGTCGTCTCGTTATCGATCCGACAACCATCATGGGCAGCATCAAGTCCCTCTCTAACGGCGATCTGCCTCGCTCGTTTGAGAGCCCAAACATGCAGGCGATGGTCGTCAACCATTTGCAGGCCAAAGCCAAGGAACGCGACTGGAAATCAATGTCCGAGGCCGAGCAGTACATGACCCAAGTGCTGGCCAAGGGTTCAGGCGGCACGCTCCTGGAAGCCATGCTCAACGACACCGCAGACACCTGGACGCCAGACGAATGGCGCCCAGACATCTATCGTGATGTACGCGCCCGCTTCGATGGCATGACCCCTCCCAGCGCCAAGGTGCTGGAGCGCGAACTGCGCATGCGCACGCTCGATGATGTCATCATGCCCGACTACCTAGCCCTTCTGCGCCGCGCCCCCAATCTGGTAGCCCAGCTAGAAGCAGGCATACGGCAGCAAACCGGGCTCACCCCGTCGCCGTGGGAGATCGTTCAGTATCTCAACGACGAGCGACAGAAAATGGCCATCCCGCAGTCGGTGCTTGATGCTCAGGGGCAGAGGGCGCAGGAGGTTTCTGAGCAGGAGGCTCCAGCGCAACAGCAACAAACGCTCAATAGCATGCAGCGAATCGTTGAGCAGGCCACCGCAGGAAGTGGCGATGTTGGCGGATCATTCACGCCGCCAGACGTCAATCAAGAAACGCTGGAATACCTGCGGCAGAAGCGCGACGAAAACGCCGGTTTGCGATCCATCTACACGCCCCAGACTGAATACTACTGGTAACATAAGGCGACATCATGCCCGACCCCCTGGCCGACAGCCTCACCGATCCGCTGACCAATCCCCAGGCGGGCACCCTGCCCATGCCGTCCGCTCCATCGCTGCCCGGCCCTATCCCAGAAGCGCCTCCGCAGATCGACGACGTTCCTGCCCCTCGCCCGCAGCCGTTGGCGACCGAGCCCACGCCGCCCGCTATCGCCGCCGACGACGTGGCCAACTTCGCGCTGCAGCTTGGAGCAGCAGCCGAGGAAGCAAAGCGTCTTGGATTGAATGCCGACACCCAGGCCACCATTGAAACGCATGCCCTGACGGAGCGTGCCGACCCGTTGCAGAGCCGCATGCAATACGTTGCAGGCATGCCCCTGCTCAGGGCCAACAACGCACGGCAGGCACCGCCGAAGGCCATGCAAGACTGGATCAATGAGGACCCGCTCCGCGCAGCGATCTACCAGGACAAGGGTGTGGACCCCGAAGACTACGCCCGCTTCCTGCGCGTGCGATCCGCTGACCGCATGATGAGCGACCCGCGCAACCTCCAGCGTGGATTCTTTGAGCAGATCGGCAACGCATACGACCAGGGTGCACTTGATACTGAGCTTAATCTGCTCTATGGCATCCGCGCCAGTGGTGGCGGGTACGATGCTGATCGCATTGTGGCCCTTGAAAACCGTCTCGCGCTGGTGCCGGAAACAGACATCACCGGCTGGATCACCGAACCCATCCGCATGCTGCCGCAGTTGTTCAGCCTGGGGCGCGGGGCGCTCAAGGTCGGAACCGCTGGCGCAGTTGCCGGCACGGTTGTCCCCGGCATCGGCACCCTTGCCGGTGGCATCGGAGGTCTCAAGGTTGGATTCGTTAGCCGGTCATACCTGTTGTCCGCTGGCGCAGCTTCCCGCGCCCTGCGTGACATGCGCAGTGAATCGGGCGAAAGCCTCCACCCAGCGCTAGCCAATGCCGCCGCCATCCCCATCGGTGCAGCCGTGGCATGGCTTGACCGTCTCGGACTCATCGAGATGGGCGGGGGCGTGGCCGGCGTAACCCTGCGCCGCCTAACCGCGAGTCAGATCGTCAACCGCATGGTCACGGCGGCCAGCAAGGACGACCGTTTCCTTGCCCTCATGGCCAAGGGTAGCGCACAGTTGCTGCGCGGATCAGCCGCAGAGGGCGGCACCGAGATGCTGCAGGAGTTCACCCAGATGGCAGGCGAACAGTCTGTCAGTTGGATGCATGAAGCCCTGGGCGGCGAGGCAATGAAAACCGACATCAGCCTTGGCCGCGCATGGGACGCAGGCGTGGCCGGTTTCCAAGCCTCGTTTGGTCTACAGCTTCCCGGCTCCGTTGGGCGAGCAGGTTTGCAGCATCGCGCAGCCATACGCAACCAGACATGGCGCGACAATGCCGAAGGTCATGCCCGCCGCATGCACGAGGCAGGCCTAGGCAAGGCCCCGATTGCAGCCGCCTCACTGCTCAATCAAAGCGGCATCACCACGGCCTTGAGCGATGCGCAGGCCCTCGTTGACAGCGGATTGCTTGAAGACCCCGCCTTGGCCCCCCTGTTTGACCGTGTGGTCATCGGCAAGGATAAGGGCATCGATGCGATCCGCGCAGCAGCAGAGGCGGGCGGTGACATTGCCATCAATGCCGCATCACTGCTCGCCCAGGTAGCCCCCGAGAACCTAGGCCGCGTCATGCCCTACCTGTCGCAAGACCCGGTAGCCGTGCGGCAGCAGACCGTTGAGGATGCCCGCAAGCAGCAGGCGCAGGCAGTCGGCAGCCCAGAACAGCAGGCGCTGCAGGCCGAGATCACCCGCGTTGAGACCATGGCCCGCGACGCCGGTAGACCAGCCGAGCAGGCACGCGCTGTCGGCCTCCTGCTGACCGCCATGGCCCAACGTGGAACGCTCGGAAAGGACCCGGTCGCCAGCCTGCAACGGCTCATCATCGGGCGCGAGGGCGTCATTCAGCAGGCCATGAATGACATGCGCAGGATGCCGCCCGACCAAGCGCAGACCGGCACGGAGGCAACGGCACCCAAGGCCGCGCCGACCACCGTCACCATGCCGCGCGAAGCGGTATCGCTTTCCCGTGCCATCCCAGAGCCGGGAAGCGGCCCCGACATCCTAAACGCCATGGCCGACCAGGGAGGCGTGCGCCGCCCAGGGCCGCAGGAAACTGGTGGAGAATGGGACGCCATCAGAGAAGGGCAAATGGTCTTGCGAGGCCCGTATGCCCGCCTTGTGGGCGCAGACGGCCTAGCCCCTGACCAGATGGCGCATGCCTTGGAATCTGCCGGTATTGGCGACGGCACAACCGTCACCATGTGGCGCATGGTCGACGACGCCTTGGCCAGCCGACGCGATGCCAGGGAAATGGCCCCAGAAGCTACCATGTCCATGGACGACGCCATCGCCGAAGGGCGCATGAGCGACGCCGCCATCGCCGCAGCCCTCCCCGACGCGCTCCAGGATCTGACCGACCTTGCCGCAGCCATGGGGGAAGATGATCTAGCCATTGCTTTGCGCGAGGAAGCTGATGCCAATGGCGTTGAACTGGAGGCTTTTGATCCTGACGAACCGTTTACGTTGTTTCAACCCGCCTACCACGGCACCGGCAACAGCCAGCCATATGACCAACGCGGCCCACAACGCCCCCGTGGCCGCATCCTCCCCCTCCCAGACAAAACCATTATCGAGCTAACCAGCCGCGCCGATGCATCAACCCTGCCCCATGAAATCGCACATTTCTACCTGACCGAACTTGAACGCCTCGGCACCGAACCAGACGCCACGCCGTTGGCTGCCCAGCATTGGGAGCAGGTCAGCGCATGGCTTGCCGAGATGGACGACGACGCCAAGGCGCAGGAGGCGTATGCCAGGCTGAGCCTGCAGGCTACGCACTTCAATGGACGCAGCTTCGACAGCCTGACGGGCGACGACAAGGCCCGAGCGGTGGGCATTCTCAAGCAAGAGATGTTCGCGGAGGGCATGGAGAAGTATCTCCTGGAGGGCCGCGCCCCATCCGCCCAGCTTGTCGGCGCGTTCCATCGTTTCCGCCGCTGGCTCATGGATGTCTACAAGCGGGCAACTGCCATCGGCGCCCCGCTGTCAGAGAAGGGCCGCGCAGTGTTCCAGGCCCTGCTTTCGACCGATGTCGAGGCCGAAGAAATGGGACGCCTCTACGCACTAGCCGACATGGACGACGCGCAGGCGCAGGCCATGGGCATGAGTCAGGCCGACCGGGAGCGCTATGTCGATCTGATGTCGCAGGCCATCGAGCAGGCTGCCGATATGGCCATGGACCGCATGAGCAAAGACCTTGGCCGACGCATCACCGCGTGGCGCAAATCTGGCATGGCGGCGCTCAAGGCCGAACCTGTCTTTGCTGCCATGCGCGAGATCCGCGCCACCGGGCAACTTGATGCACGCATTGCCAGGGATCGCTTGCCGAAGCGCCTCTATCGCGCCATGCGCCGCCGTGGCCTGCTTTCCAAGCTAGACCGCGCAGGCATGCCAGACTCGCACATCCTCAAGGCGCATGGGTTTGATAGCCTCATCAATTTTGCCAAGGCCGTAGAGGCTGCCCCGTCAGAACTGGATTACGTCCGCGCCTATGTCCGCAACGCAATGGAGAACGCAAAGGACGCGCAGAGCGTTGAGGCTGCTATCGTTGAGGCGCCAGCATTCCAGGAAGCCATTGCCCTGAGCGGTTTATTCCTGACTCGCGCTCTGGGTGGCAAGCCATCAGAAGCGCAATACCTACTCGACCAGGCCGCAATAAAGACGGCAGCCCGCGCCAGTTTCAAGGATGCCACGGCAGCCTATGCCCGCACCCCACGCCACTACATCGCCGCTATGGCTCGCGCCATGAAGGTTGAGCGTCAGGCTGCCATCCGTGGCGACTATGCCGCAGCAGAGCGCGCCCGCCGACAGGCCTCGCATCAGCGTGCCATGGCCGAGGAATCGGTCAGGTTCCGCGACATGTTGGCCGACATGGAACGGCGCGGCAAGAAGTGGGCCAAGGCCAAGGACGGCACCCGCGAAGAGCAGCACCTTGCATGGCTGCGCTACCTGCTCCAGCGCTTCGGCGTCCATGATGCCCAGCAGTCTGACCCCAGCAGGCGCGTGCCGTTTGTTGATGATGGCGGCAATCAGCTATTCCCCGATGCCATGACCGTCATCCCGCCATGGATGGAGAGCACCACGGCAGAGCATTGGCGCGATCTATCCACCCAGCAAGTCACAGAGTTATATGACACCCTGACGGAACTTGATGGCCGAGGCCGCGCCTTGGTCAATGACGTTGAATTATGGGCGCAAGACACCACGGAAAACCTTGTCCGCAAGTCGGTAGAGACCTTGAGCAAGGTCAAGCCGATAACCCCTGCAGACCGAGCCACCTTTGCCGGTCGCATGCGCTCAAAGATCAGGGCGGGCTTTGCCGAACTTGGCCAAATGCTATGGATGTGGCGCGCCGCTGATGGCAATGCCAACATTCGCGGCAACAAGAAATCGGGCTTCATCGAGGGGCTGTTCTACGATTCCTTGCACGCCCGCAGCGAGCAAGAGATGGGGCTGCGAGAGCGCATGCAAAAAACGCTTTCGCCGCACCTTGAAACGCTCACCGCATGGATGCGCAAGCAGCCGGCGCAGATGACCGAGCTGCCCTTCCCACAGCGCCTAGCCGACCCTAGCAACCCGCATGGCATCGTCACCGCATGGTCCCCAGACCAGTTGCTTGCCGTCCTGCTCAATCTCGGCAACGACTACAACCGCGAAGCGGTCATGGTCGGCTACAGCCTCAGCGATGCCGACGTGCGCGAACTCATGTCTGCCGTTGGCGATGAGGAATGGGATGCCATTCAAGGCATCTGGGACGGCGTCAACAGCCTCTGGCCGCAACTCGATGCCCAGCACTACAAGCTCAATCTGTTTCATATGCGCAAGGTGGAGGCAAATGCATTCGTCACCCCATCGGGCAAGACGATGGCGGGCGGATATTACCCCATTGCATTTGACCCAGACCTTGACGGCAAGACCAGCGAGCGCACCGAGTGGGACGACATGAGGGCGGCATCTGCCATGATGAACCCCATAGCGGCGGCTAGGTCCGGCATGACCAAGCCCCGCCAGGGCACAGGCGGCAAGCCGGTGCTTCTCAACCTGTCGGCGTTGTCGAAGCACATGGACAACACGATCCGTTACATCGCCTATGCCGACGTGATCCGAGGCCTCGCCCGCGTATCGGGCAATGGCGACTTCAAGGATGCATTTAGCCGGGCATTCGGCGGCGAGCAATACGCCCAGATCCGCCCCTGGCTCGCCGGCATCGTGCGCCCGCAAATGGAGATCCGCAACAAGCTCGACCGGGCCGTTGAATGGTTCCGCAACCGGGCCACGACCTACCTGCTCGGTTTCAATCTGGGAAGCGCCATCCTCCAGCCGACCAGTCTTTTCCCGGCAATACAAGACCTCGGCTTTGCCAAGGTAGCCATGGGCCTGACCTACATTTTCACGCACCCCATGACGGCAATAAACGAAGCGAGGGAGCAGAGCGTTGTTCTGCGCGACCGTGCAAACGGGTTTGACCGTGACATGCGACAGCCCATCGGCGCCCTTGACGTGCGCAACATGGGCAGGCTTGGGCGCATGATCGAGCGCGGGCGCGAGATCGCCCTCATGCCCCTATCGATCGTCGACAACCTGGCAGCCACTGCCACATGGTACGCAGCCCGCGACCAGGGGCTAAGCCTCGGCATGAACCCAGATGAGGCCGTCAGTTACGCGAACAAGACCATAGGGGCATCGCAGGCGACAGTACGCGCCTTAGATCAGGCAGCGATTCAACGGTCTACAAACGGCTTTGCCCGCATGTTCACCATGTTCAGCACCTTCACGATGCTTTATGGCAACCGGCAGCGGGCCTACTTTGACGCCTTCGCCAGGGGCCAGATCAGCGTCGGTGAACTCGTCAAGCAAAACCTGCTAGACACCATCGTACCGGGCCTCGCCATGCAGGCCTTCTATGCCATGATATGGGGCATCGATGACGACGACGAGCCCGAGAAGGAAGCCGCTGGACAGCTTCTGCAAATGTACCTGTCAGGTTTGCCCATCCTCCGCGACATGGTGGGAGCCGCAGCCCTTGCATCCGGTGTCGTTGAGAGCAAGCGCCGGCCAGGCATAAGCATCCCGTTTGTCGAAACCATGGGCAAGATCGGCATGGATAGCGGCAAACTGGCATCCGGCCTTCTGCAAGCCATGTTCAGCCCCGAGGCGGCAATGGACGATCAGTGGCACGTCCGCATGGCAACCATCCTCGCCGAGTTGGCAGGACTGACGACAGGCATCCCTGCAGACCGAGCAGCCCGTAAGCTGCTGGAAGGCTACCGGCAGGTGATGGAAGAAGACGGTGGTCCGCTGCTGCTCCTGTTCCCAGACCCAGACCTGCGGCGGAAACAGTAGCAAGACGCTTGCTAAATCCCATTAGTGTGATACTAATGGGAACATGAACACGAAAAACGACACTGAGCACGACCTGTCAGCCCTGGCCAAAGCGGCCGGGGTGTCGGTGCGTGACCTGGAAACCCTGACCGGCATGAGCAATGCCGGTGTGCGCAAGTGCCTTATTGAGAACCGACTGCCGCTCAACCGAGTGGTGGCGGCTCGGTGGCGGGCTGCGCTTAATATGGAGATTCAACAATGAACAACGCGACAGAACGCGAGCGGTGGCAAGGCCTGCGTGAACGCATCATGGCAGACTGTGACCATCCGCGTGGCAGGTGAGGCATTCACGGGAACTCCTGCGTCGATGACGACTATTTCGCCGCGCTTGAGTGGGTCATTAAGCGCATTGATGAAGTCCTAGATGATCTTCCGCAGACTTGGCGACCGATCTGTACGGCTCCGGTACACGAGCAGATAATGCTCTCCGACACCAGCAACGGCAGCCGCTCTATCTACATCGGCATAATCTACCCAAGCACAGGCCCTGGCCGCGCAACGCATTGGATGCCCATGCCGCAGATGCCAAACATCCAAGGGGACAACACATGAGCACATTTGAAACAGGCGACATCGTGCGCCATAAGCTAAGCGGTAGCATCGGTGTTATTGACTGCGGAAACGAAGATTCATCAAGCGTTGAGTGGAGGCAGGAAAGGCCGTACGTTGAATATCATTACCATGACGGCAAGATGTACGGAGTAACCGTCAGCGTTAAACCTAGGCATGCGTGGTTCACCGACGGTGAACTAGAGATGGTAGAGCCAATCGCAGCAAGGTGTCCGCGCATCGTTGTGGCCAATGAGGAATACGATCTGGTCGTCAAGGCTGCTCGCGCGGCGGTTATTATGCAGACTGCCTAACGCATAGCATCAGCGGCGCGTCAGCGTCCGCTGTATGCGCCTTGTTGGGCCTAATCCGGGGCCTGACTGAACCAAAAGGAAAGCGCCATGTGGGACGATAATGGAAGACATACATGCGATGCATGCGGGAAGCAAATGGGTGCATCTGATATATGCAGCAACGACGCTTATGGCCTTTGCTGGGACTGTTGCGACATCGAGGACGCCGACGAGTTCGCTGTCTGCGATGGCGAATGCGCCGAGTGTGGCAAGTGGGCAACGATACATGCAGGTGTGAGACTGTGTGGCATCTGTCTTGCGATTCGCAATCTTGATGAGCCCAACAGCCCTATTAGGCAGCCAGCTTCCTAAACCAGTGTTAGGAAGCAACCATCTAGCCCATTGTTTGACACACCCACGGCCACACTGGCCCATGGTCCATGCCCTGGCCCATGGGCCGCATAGTATGTGCACAACAACAACTGGAGCCACCAAATGATCATCATGCCCCACACAATCGAGACGCTGCTAGCAGAGCGCTGGCTATCCGCATGCGCAGCAGCCAAAAGGATCGGCGTCAACCGCCGCACCGTCGACCGCTGGCTCAGTGGCGACAGGCTGTGCCAGCGATTCGCCACCGTAGACGAACTGCGTGAGGCGCTCGATAAATGAGTACCGAGACGCGCCACGAGCGCCGCCCATCTGGCCGCATGGCCAGGATAATAAGCTGCTCTGCTGTCTACGTTCCAGAGCCCAGTGCTGAGGCCAAGGCCAGGCGCGAAAGGCGCAGGAAGAAGGCCAGGAAGCCATTTGCCGCCTTTGTGGCGGAATGTTTGTCGATCAAATAGCCGACAAGGGGAGCCGTAATGCAATCAATAGCAAGCCTCGTACTCGAATCGACTGTCCCAGGCGTCAAGCGCCTTGGCGATGCCATGCGGATGTACTCTGACCCCGGTGCAATCCAGCTTGAGTATTGCAATATTCTCGGAGGACATGCCGCATGGGTGCGATTCCTCCGCACTGGCGAATTGTCGCTGCTGAACACTAAGCGCATGGCCGACTTCATTGGGCGTCCGATGAGCGAGCTTATGCCAGAAAGCACCAAATAACCAACCAATTGCGGCACAGCCGCAGGAGGAAATATGCCAGACGCAATCCCAATGGATGCAGCATTCACCCCACCAGAATGCGGCGAGGAGCGGGCAAAATGGCTAGCCGAGCGCAAGTTCGGCATCGGCGGTAGTGATGCCGCTGCAATCCTCGGCCTGAGCAAGTATCGCTCAGGCTGGCAGGTGTGGGCTGAGAAGACCGGGCTGATTGAATCAACCGAAACCAACGAGGCCATGCATTGGGGCACGCTGTCTGAGGACATCATCGCTCGCGAATGGTCCAGACGCACGGGCAAGAAGATTCGCCGCAGAACCCAGACCGTGCGTCACAAGGATCACGCGGTCATCGCCGCCAGCATTGACCGCGATGTGCTCGGCGAATCTGCAGGACTGGAAATCAAGAAGGTCTCGGCCTACTGCATGGACGACTGGCAGCGCAATGGCCCGCCGCCTGACTGTCTTTTTCAGGTGCACCATTACCTATTGGCTACCGGATGGGACCGCTGGTATGTAGCCGCATGGTTCGGACATGCAATGCTGTCATGGGTCATCGAACGCGACAAAGAGACACTTGATATGCTGGCACGACGCGAACTTGATTGGTGGCAGAAGCATGTCGTCTATGGCGTCGAGCCAGACCCTGACGGCAGTGAGGCCTATACCGAGGCTATCAAGCGCAGGTATGCCAATGCTGATGCTGATGCAGCAACGGTTGAGATCAGCGACGACCTTGCAGCCAGGTATGCATCCGCAAAAGCCGGACGCGAGGAGTGGGAGCGAGCCGAGGAAATGTGCCGCCAGGAGATCATGGCAGCACTTGGCGAGGCGACCATGGCCACCTGCTCAATGGGGCGCGTTACCTGGAAACAGCAGGCCGGGCGCTCCAAGCTCGACGCTGAATCAATCGAGAAGGACCACCCCGGCCTGCTCGCCAAATACACAACCGCAGGCACGCCGACCCGCGTGCTGCGCATAGCGATAAAGGACTGACCACATGGCTACCGCACGCGACATGCTCGCAAAGACCGAAGACCGACAATTAGCAAAGAAGGCGCCTCCGCGAGTCCTTGCACTGCTGGAGGCTCAGGCACCACAGTTTGCACTGGCCTTGCCAAAGTTTATGGACGTCGACCATTTCAAGCGCGTGGTGATGACCGAGGTCAGGCGCACCCCGGCGCTGCTGGAATGCGAGCCGGTGACGGTCATTGCTGCCTGTATGCTGGCCGCACAGCTTGGCATGGAACCCGGACCGCTTGGGCAGTGTTACCTTCTGCCTCGAAACAACCACAAGACCGGGCAGAAAGAGTGCAACTTTCAATTGGGCTACAAGGGAGCCCTCGCCCTCGCGCACCGCAGCGGCGAGATCGCCGACATCACCTGCGAGGCCGTACATGAGCATGACGACTTCGCACGCGAGCTTGGCGACAATGCCCGCATCCACCACGTCCCCGCACCGTGGGGCAAGGATCGCGGCGAGGCCATCGGGTACTATGCCGTTGTAAGAACCAAGAACGGCGGCACCTACCGGGCTGCGATGAGCAGGGAAGAAGTGCTCGCGCATGCCCGCCAGTTCTCCGAGGCCTTCCGCAAGGGCGACCCACAATACGGCCCGTGGCATAAGCACTTTGATGAAATGTCGCGCAAGACCGTGCTGCTCCGCGCCCTCAAGCTGGCCCCGATGGCCGTCGATATTGCACGGGGGCTCGCGCAGGACGGCACCACGCATCGTGATGTCATCGCCGAGATGTCTGCGGCTGACCAGGGAGCCGATGATGTGACCATGACTGACGCGACGGTGGTTGATGATCATCCCATTGATCCTGCTACCGGTGAAATCCTCGACAAATAAACCCCACAAAGCCCAGGCGCAGGTGGCCAAAAACAGCGCAAGCGGTCGCGTCAATCTCCTAGGCGTGGCCCACCACATCAACCCAAAGGACAAGCAATGATTGCTGGAGCCGTTTTATTTATCGTCGCCCTCTGCCTGATGTTTATTGCAGGATATGGGGCAGGCTACAAGGACAGGTCCAGGTCAGCGCAGCGCGACCGTCTGATCTGGGACATGCAGCGCAAGGACATGATTGCGTGCATCGACCGATACGTGGCCGATGAGACGCGGCGCAGGACCACCATCGTGGAAGGGGATGCCCGTGCCTGATGCATGCACCGTCTCAATCAAGGTCTACGGACAAATGACCGCCTATATGGTCGAATACGACGCCGACCCAGGCGAGAAGGAAAGCCGCGACTGCCCAGGCTACCCTGGCGGCATCGACATATGCAGCATCCGCATGGATGAGCCGAACGCGGAATGGGTAGACACCGACGACCTGACCGACGCCGAAAAGGCGACCATCGTCGCCGCAGTCGAGAGCAGGCTGGCCGAGATCGAGGAATATTTCACGGACTACGACTATGACCGCCACAGGGCGGAGATCGAAGGGGACAACACATGAAAATACGCATCCCAGACATCAGCCTGCATGACATGCTAAGGCTGATGCGCGAATACGAATCCGACGACACGCTGGCCGTTGAAATGGTGTCATACATCTGGGAATCCATGCCAGAAAAGGCTACCCAGGCGATGATGCAGTATCTCATGCTGGCGCATGCTGAGAACGGCGAGCCGTGGCCGGTGGCGGCGGCTGATTTGGAGATGGAATGACAATTCTACCATGTCCATTCTGCGGAG